CTCACGAGGCGTTCTGTGCTGGGCAGGCATGGCAACAAGCCGCTGCGGCTCAAGAACGACCCTGCGTGCTCTGGAAGCCCCGTCTATTCCGTGATGGCAACCAGTGGTGCGCATTGTTTGGTGAAAATATCCAAGATGGCGTTGTCGGTTTTGGCGATAGCCCTGACGCGGCCATGTGGGCATTTGACGACGCTTGGCGCGAAAAATTGCCGCCCGCCCCCGGCGCAAAAGGAGAATGGACCATGAGTACCGAATTCGAGCGCGAAAAGCGCTATCTTGTTTTCAAGCTGTCGGATGTCGAAGAGCACTTCACTCCCGGCGAGAAACAACAGCTCGCGCGACTTGCGGAGGTCCAGCGGGTAGGGCGTAGCGAGAGCGGAAAACCTCTGCTGGAGTGTGTAGTCGTCGAGTCGGACTGGCCGGAATACGAGCCGACATGGAAG